TACGGTATCGTAGCTGTGCTGTACCGTGGATCCGAATTGCGCGTCTGGCTGTATCAGGCTGACCTCGCAACGCAGTCAAACATCAGCGCGGCTATCACAGACTTTGAGAACCGCCGCGTAAAGAAAGACTGGTATCCGCTTGCCAACCCCGAAGACGGCAACGTAGCTTTCCGCAATGTTGATGATGGCGCACCGCCGCTAGCTGTCGAAGACGGCGAAGTGCAGGATGCTATCGAGGTACTCGTCGAGGCCAAGCGCCTCAAGAAGGAGTGCGAGCAATCCATCGCTGACGCCGAGACGGTCATCAAGGAATACATGGGAAATCACGAAGAGGCACGCACCGTTGTTGATGGCACAGACACTATCATCAAGTGGCCCATGCGTAACACACGCGCACGCCCAGAAAAAATAACGCCGGCAAAGCCTGCCGAGCGGGTGCGCCAGAACACTCTGACGATTAAGGAGCTGAAGCAATGAGGGTTACACCGGGCCAGTATCGCGTTCTAAGCACCATACAGGAGCTGTCTGAAGAGCAGGGGTATGTTCCAAGCTATCCGCAGATAGCGGCTGTCCTTGGCGTCTCTACGCAGGCCGTGCATAAACACGTCGAGGCTCTGGTCGAGCGCGGCATCGTGCGCAAGGTGTATGGTATGTCAAACAGTCTTGAGGTAATATCACAATAGAATTTGTTCCGGGTAATAAGAGACAGCCCGGAGCATTTAGGAGGGGCAACTGTTTGACATGGCGGTTGCCCTTTTTATTTGTTCTTCTGCTTTATCGTCTCCGCAAGGCCACCGCCAAAGTAGAAGCCGACAATCAGCAACATAATCTCGCCAATCCAGAAGTCACCTAAGATAGCCTTCACGCCCTCAATGTCACCCTTGCCGGCAAGCGTCATGCCGAGCGTGATGGCAAAGCATATCAGGAAGGTAAACGTAAACATCAGCGCAAGGTAACGCTGTGCTAGCTTGAATGGCTGGTATGCCTGTAGCAGGTCTGTCTTCGCCTTGCTGACAGCCGCCATCTCCTCTTCAGTCGAGGTGTGCATACTGTCGATAAGCTCCATGCCCTTCTTAACAACGTCTCCGCTGCCGAGAATTTTTCCAAGGATAGGTAGTATCATTTTAGTAACTCCATACGTTTGACCGGGGTGGCTTGGTGTAGATGTCCAGATGCAGGAAGCGATTGCGCCCTGACTGCGCAACACCGATGCCGGTAAACCCCATGTTAAGCGCAAGCCCCAATAGGTGGTATGCGTCTTGCCCATTACACGCGATGTCTACAGCCAGCCCCATTGTGTGGATGCCCGGCTTATCCTTTGCCGCTTCGATGGGGTGCGTGATATCACGGTAGCCGCTGGTCACCGTCATGCCTTTGCCGTAGTGGTCGCGCAGCTTCTGCAACTTAGCCATGAAGGCAGGCTCCATGTCGCACTTGCCGCTGTGACTACAGGTAAACTCAGCCTCGGTAAAGTTTGGGTAATCATCCCAGTTCATCATGTCTCACCTCGCATAACTCTGATGGCGTGTTGCCAGCTATTTATCTCTACGTCCGGGTCGTCGAACCGCTTTGGGTTTATCCGCTTGCTCACGGCAGTTAGCTCCGGCAACGCTGTGAACAGCACCCGGCGCTTTTCGATTGCAACCGTTGCCATAATATCATAGTCACCGCGCACCGGCTTTTTCTTTTTCAGCCCGGAGCCGTAGTTAAAATGATACGTCGGTTGCCTGCCGTCATACTCTTGGCGCAACCGCCCTGACTTAACCTGTATCGTGATAAACCCCAGCTCATCCCAAGCGCAAAGGTCTACCTTGTCTTGCTGTGCCATCGCGCAACCCTTGATGCCGGGCAACAATAGTATCGCGGCGCATGCCAGATGCTCTCCAATTAGCCCTGTCCGGGTCTCTCCGCTCACGAAGCCAACATCACAGAGCCGACCAAGCACACAGCCACAAACGCGATTGCAAGTAGCGCAATGCCCACAGTCTTTAGTGTCTCGTAAAGTTCGTGTTGCTTGCGGTTCTGTTCTATCTGCGCCTGCTTCGCAACTTCCTTGGCTTCTTGTATCCGCCGGGCGCGTTCATTCACGATGCCCTGCCAAGTGCCATGCCCGAAGCGCTGGTCTACTAGGACGCTGACCTCGTATAATTTTTCTGCGGCAACCTTCGCGTCTATTGTTTCCTTCGCTACGCTGTTCACGCTGAACTGACTAGCCCCGGCCTTCTTGTTGCGCGCCTTCTGCGCCTGCTGCTCTCCGAGGAACAGGTCATCTATCTGCCCGGCGATGTCCGATATATCGTTAGCGGTTGACATGGCTGACTTGATGCCATCGACCGCGCTCTTGACTAACGCTAAACCTGCAAGTGTTTCAGCTATCACGCTTCGGCCCCCAGAATATTTGATAGACCCGGTACGCACCAACAATCATAGCCGCCGCTGCCGCGAAGAACCCGAACCAGTCTGTCAGTGCGTTTACCCATAAAGGCGCAGTGATGCCGCTAGCCACAATGACTATGTCGGTGTGTGCATCTTTCATTCTATAGCTCATCAGGCCAGTTGTTAATTGGCGCTTTGCCAGTTGGGTTTCCATCGCTGTCAACAGGCGTGTCGAACAACCCTTTGAACGCATTTATGTCTGATGCGTTATCTATCACTGTCTCGATTGTTCCGCTGGCAGTGCGAACAGCGGCTCTGTAATTTGCAACCGCTGTACTCAATGTCTTACTGCTATCTTCTTGCAGACGAATAACCATCCAGTCAGTGCCAGCTAACAACGCACCAGCCGTAACTTTTGTCTGCGCTTTATACTGTGACTTCAGCCCAAGAGTTACGCCTTGTTCACCTGTCTCAGTGTCGGTCACAGCGTTACCATCTTCGTCTACCCAGAGCGTGTCGTCTAAGTCACGAGCTACGTCAGCCGACCAATAAAATTTATTGTCAAATGGTGCTGGGTCATCTTCCCAAACAAGCCCTTTGTCAGCTTTTGTGTTTGCATCCCACAGCATCCAATTATACGGATGCTGAGTACCAGAGATATCAACCCAAGCCTTGCCAGCCCGAATGATTTTGTTATTGTATTTCCACATTGTAAGCTCCTACTTAGCGTTGGAATATTTGAACGGAGATTCGGCAAATGCGAGATAGATATAGCCTTTATTAGAGCCGACTTCACCGTAAGAGTTTCTAATTTTGAACCCATTAGATAAGAAATCTATAGGCACACCTCTTACTGATTCATCATCAATATTATTATTAGCCTCTAAGTTAAAACCAACAGGATTTGTCGGCGACCTTTTGTTGTCGTAGATAACCCAATCATATCCACTACCACCCTGCGTGTATGACTTGCACATGACCCATGCAGGTCGGAAACCTAAATGCACATATGTGTTGTCTGAGGTATTTAATCCGGTGTAACTGCCAGCCTTGCAATACTGATCTATGTCTGTGAAACAATACGCTATGTAAGATGAAGCTGCGTCATTGCTGTTAATTGAAGCCGCACTACCAACCGTAAAAACAGTACTATTGAAAGCGGTGTCATTAAAAATTGTAGCTAAATCAGCTTTCGCCGCATTTGTGTCCAACGCTAGATAATGCGTAGACGCAACGTCTTTATGTTGAACTCGCCATCCGCCAGCGGCATCAAGACGCTTAACCATAATCATTGTCGGTGTTGTGGCTACACCATCAACCGTTAAATTATGTGGTATTGTATGACCCGCAGTTCCATTACCAACATACTTAATGATAGAAAAACCAGACTCAGTATTTACAGAACCAGTGTAAGTTTTTGCCGTGCCTGACCCTGTTGTTGCGCCAGAGACTGCTGTGCCAGCAAGCCAGTTCCAAGATACATAACCTCTGGTGTTACTATTAGTGTTTGCATCGTTTCCAACAGTAAATCCATCAGAATCAAATGATGTAAATCTAGTTGTGCTTTCAAACTCAGCATTATTTTCATTAGAGTTTAAAGACTTACCAGCACCTCTAACTGAATCATAAAGCATGTGCCAATTAGTGCTATCTCTGCGTTTTATCCAAGTAAAATTCGATTCGAAATTTACGCCAGTAATGCTTTGAGTTCCACCGTTGCCTGTGTAAAGCACCGTGTTAAAATAATCCTCGCCCGAAATTATTGCTAGGCTCNGGCAGGTTNGCTGAACACAATGCGAGGAAGCCAGNNGGCGGCGTGTAGTAAAAGTCACCCTGCCCNTTGGCGTCTGCGTTGCCCTGCGCTGTTTCGTTACCAGCAAAACTGCTGTCTTGTCCGAAGTTCCAATTATAGTTTGCGGAACTTCCACTGCTGCTGTCTGACGTGCAGCCGAAATATTGCACATTATCTGTGTCACCAACCGTTTCTGTAGTGACTGAAGAATTGTTTTTGTAAAATGTAACAGTCCCCGAAGACACATCATAAGTTATCGACATAATGTCGCCTTCGGTAAATGTGCCAACCCCTGTCTGAGTATCTGTGCCATCACGATTTATCACACCGTCACTACGATACATCACTCTTGGGTTCCAGCTTTTCGGATTGCCAAAAACGCCGATAGCCCAATAGGTAGAAGATTTGCTACCAATTCTAACTTCAGCGTAGCTGTCATCTGTTCCCAAAGAGTCAACTGGCATCGTTGCCAACGCAATGCGCTGGTCTGTTGTGGTACTAGTCCATTTTAAATTACCTTCAGAAAACGTACCGTCTGGGTTGTTCAGCGGATTTAAAGTAGCAAAATTATTCGTTGGGCTGTCTGGCACAACATCGCTTGCGACAAGGGTAGGGCTACCACCACCGGAAGGAGCAAAGTCATTGTTTTTGCCTGACACATCATTGCCGATTGCACTGCTGTCTGAGAAATCGAGGTGAAAACCATTTTGCCCAAACGTCAGGCCGCTGACATCTTTGGCTACCCATATACCGTCCTTGAGTTCCCCGAAGCTGTCAGGACCAAGTGCGCTTCCATCAACAAATACAACGTCTGCCATATATCCATCGAAAAATATATCGTCAGCATCAGTGCGGCGAGAGCCTATGTTGTGTTGATTAGTTCTGTTAATCATGGCTTCGTGGTTATTATCAACGTGGTTAGTTATTGATTCCTCTTGAATAACACCATTCACATATATTTTTAACCTGTCATCGGCAGTAGCAACATTATCAGTATTTCTTACGATAGTTAAATTGTACCAAGCTGATACGTCTCTGTATTTTGCAACTGTAACTAACTGACCTTTTACGGTGCCGCCTATTCTTTCAATCCAAACGAGATTGTCATTTGCGTCAAACGCAAAATAATCTCTATTGTTGTTGTTTGTTCCAGAAGACCATAGCGATTGATATGCTCCAAGCTTTGCGCGTTTGACCCAACAACTCCAAGTCCAAGTTTTTAAATTACCATCACTAGCAAACGGGTCTGCTGAATTATCAAGCATAGCACTATCGCCATCCGCAAAACGCAAGCTCTGGTCTATGCTGTGCGGATAAAAAGATGCGGCTCCTGTACTAGCCATCCAAACATCATTTGAGAAATTAGCCATTATGCAAACCCTAGTTGTGGCGCTCCGAGCAGGATGCTGTTGTCTGCTTTAATAACGTAAGGCACAACATCATACGCATTATTCGTTGCTGAGATTGTTAATCCAGCACCGCCCACTGTTTCGTAGTCAGCGTGTAATGATAGCGTTGCCGCTGCACCCGATGATGGATTGATAAAGATAATAGTGCCTGTCTGACCCACATTACCAGCTTCAGTTGATGGAGCCGCAAGCGTGTTAGCGCCAGCCGCTAATGTAATGATGAAGTTCTGGTATGTGTCGAAGTCTAGCGTCAGGGCAGAGCCGGTGTATGTGCTTGGCACCTGCGCCTTGGTGAATACGTTGGTCACATCTTTCGCAACAATGTCAGCGTCAAATGCTTGCACGTTTGTGCCTATCACAAGACCAAGGTTTGTGCGCGCAGTGCCAGCGTTATTCAAGTCTGATAGATTGTTCGCCGCCGCGAGAAGGCCAGAGGTAGAAACCGCCGCAACCTGCCAAGCAGAACCGTTGTAAACCTTTAGCACGTTTGACGCGGTGTTAAAGTACAGGTCACCCGCATTAAGCGCGCCGCCGTCATTGTCAACCGTTGGGTCAGAAGACTTTGCGCCGAGGTAAGTGTCGTCGAAATTATCCGCCGCTAATTCTGCCGCCGCTTGTGCGGCTTGTGCGGCTGTTACGTTATCGCCTGTTGTCACAACGTCAGCATTAGTCAACACGACATCAGCGTTTGTAGAAACCACATCAGCCGCAGTTAGCACTGCATCCGCTGCCGCATCTACCGCGCTAGCCGCCGCCGCTGTGGCACTAGCACCTGCCGCTTCTGCGTCAACGACTAGGTCAAACTTAGCCGCATCTGTGTTAGTTTTAATCGGCGTTGACCCGCTAGATGTGTGTGCAGTGTTTACGCGATAGACGTTGCTGTTGCTAGCGTCCTTCACCAAGTCGCGCACAGTAAAGGAAACGCCTGCCGCCCAGTTACCGCGCCAGTTGCCGATATCCTCACCGACAGTTGGGTTACCGTTTGTATCGAAGGCAAGCGTCTTACCAGCGCGTGACGCTTTAGCTGGTAGCGTCATGTCAATAACGCCGCCGTCTTCAGCTAGCGCTGGGTCAAATACAGGAGCGCGCATTGTGCGCTTCGCTTCTTCAGCTACCTGCTGGTCAAAGATAGTCAGCGCATCGAGCTGTTCGTTTAATGATGAGGCTAGCAGGTCACCGGCTGTAACGAAGTCTGTCACGCGCTCGATGGCACGCGCACCCACAACAACAATTTGGTCTGCCGACACAGGCGTCTGCGGTACGTTACCACCGCCATTCACAACGATAGTGACAGCGCCAGTTCCATTAGCGTTAATCGCCACGGTGAAGTCTGTAGTCAGCGTCAGCTTTGTTGCGTTGAAGTATACGGCTAAGTCGCCGCTATTTAAAATTTCAAACGTGAAGGCATAAGGCCCAGTACCGGCTGAACCAGAGAACACCTTCCGTCGTGTTACTGCATTGATGTTATAGTCAGCCATGTCTTTGCTCCTTGGTGGTACTATACCGCATTTTCGTTATTTATTGAAGTTGCTCTTTCTTTGATTGAAGCGACGGCGTGTCAGCAAACAATCTGTCTCTGCCGCCCTGCCGGTAGGCAAATATAATGTTGTTAAACGCCTGATGCTGGTTCTCTTCTTCAGCCGCTTGGTACTCAGGGTTTTTGATTAACGTCATCAGCTCGTCTGCCAATGTCTGCCCTGTCTCGTATCCCGGCTCACCCGGCAACAAACCGCTATGGTCCATCGTGTTCATGTTAGTTATCATCTCGTTATACTGCACATTGTTCAGCAGCACACCGTGTTGCTTTGACTTCGGCATCGAGATGCCCTGACCCAGCCGGATAATCTCATCGTCTAGCGGTGTGTAGACCGTCTCCTTTATCCGTATTGGCGACCAGAACTCCCACGCCTCGCCAGTGCCGGCTGTGATTTCTTCGCCCCACAGGTTCAGCTTTGGTGGCACTGTCTTGCTGAAGAATGGGTTTCTCGCTTGAGCCTGTGCCAGCGCTGTATAGAAGCCACGCGCAAAGGTTGGTAGCTGTGTCGGGTCTTCGCCAAACAAGCCTTCTTCTGGCAACATAGTAGAGCGAACCGTCGGGTCCATTTGCCGTTCGATACCAGCGCTGAATGACGACACGCTCGGCAGTAACGCCAGACCTGTCTCTGTCGCTTTCTTTGCGAAGAACTCTTGCAGCTTGATGCCTCTCTGCTTTGTATCCTGCAAAGTAAAGATAGACGTTAGCTCTTCCACGCCCTGTAGCAGTGGCATGTTCATCATGTACTCTTGCATTCCAACCGTAGCCGCAACAGCAAGAGCCTCTATCTGGCCCATGTCGTCGTCATAGTTGGAGTAGTACGCAAAGTCTGCCGCCATTGCTAACAGCCCGGAGATAGGGTCTAGCTTGGAATAAGTGATAGACGTATATGTGCCATCCCACAAACCATCATCGTCGTAGTTCTTCAAGTTAATGCTGTACGGCTGAACGCCTTTGCGCGCCATTGCTTGCCGCACCTTCGGGCTTGGCGGCCCAGAGCCAACAATAAACATGTCGCTGTCTTCGCCTATTAGCCCCTGCGCGTGATAAGCAAAAGTCGCCATCACAGCAGAACCTGTGCCAACACGCGCTATAGCTAAGTCGGCTTCGCGCCCACCAGCCTTGATTGTTTTGTAGAAGCCGGGATTGAGCGCCATGATAGGAGAGCGCGTTAGCGTCTCTTTCATAACATTGGTGGGCGTCTTGTAGAATGGCACAATGATTTTAGCTAGCGGGTGAGACATGCCACCTTGGATGTCGCCAAGCCAGCCATCGAGGTCACCTTGGAACGTGCCTATCTCAGACTGCGCCTCTGCCTCTTTTGTTATTGTAGGGTTTGGGTTGTTCTTAATCTTGGTGCGTTCTACCGCCGCCAGCATGTTAGCCTCTTGCTCACTCTTACCAGCCTTGATAGCCGCGTCGTATGTGTTGCCGGCGACAATCTCAGCCTGCTCGTTTATCGACATGCGGTAGCCAATGCCCTTAAAGAATGCGTCCTCTGCAAGCAATGCGCGACCACCCGCTCTCATCGTTGAGCCAAACACGTTTAGCGCTGCGGCTGATACGTTGCCCTCCCTTACCATGCGATAGATTTCTGTCATGTCGCCAGTAGATCCAATCGCTACCGGGCGGCGCACATCAATCTTTGTCGCGCCAGAAGGTGCCTCAGTAACTATAGTTTTACCCGCCACAATCAGCGCTTCTTTCCAGCCCTCGCGGATGCCCTCAAGCTGTGCAACGCCCTCTCTGAATTTTACATAGTCTGGGTCGCCAGTCAGCGTGCTACGCACTTTGCCAACACCAGATGCGACAAACGTCTCTAGTGTGCGAAGCGTCATAAAGGAAGCATTGCCAGCTATGTTCACGGCGTGCGTAACCGGCAATGACAAAATAGAGTTAATCCATATCTCTGTGATAACGTCCATGCCGCGACCAAGAGCGCCAGCAGATGCCGCCATAAACTTATTCTTGGCGCGTGTAGTTGGAAGAGACGCATATAAAATGCCGAGATGCTCTATTTGTTCTGGGCCATCAGCGCCAAGCAACGCGCTGAAGTTATCCGCTATCTCCTCGATGCGCGGCATATCAACAGCCTTTTGCAATGCGCCCATCGCGTAGGTAGAACGCGCCGCCTCTGAGCCGCCGCCTGATAACTGCACAGAAAGCCGCTGTGTAAGCGTTAGCATCTGCGCCCACTTCGCCATAGCAAGCTGGCGCTCTACGCCCTCTGGCATATCCTGCGCCGCCTCAAATAGCTCTCTGGTTTTCTGGAAGGTAGAGCGCACAGCCAGAACACCGCCGACAACTTCTTCGGCTGGTAGCGGAGCGCCCATCTTTCTGTTTAGTATTCTTTCAACGATTTGGTCTGCACCGATATCGTCGGCAAGGTTTATCAGCGCGTCGATGTTTAGCGTGCCGCGCCGGGCATCTTCAAACAAATCCGCATTGGCTGACTTTAGCTGACCAAACCAGTCAGCCATTTCTTGGTCATCCATGCCAGCATAAATCTCAGGAAGGTTTATGCCCTTAACATAGTCACCGCCCATAGCCCGGTTAATGTCGTCAATCTCTTCTTCCGGCATCTGCCTAATAAGCAAACGTCCGCCACGCTCTTGAATAGGCACATCAGGTAAGCCCGGCGTGACAACTCTCTCTGCTTCGGTTGCGCGTTCACTTAGATACTTAGCGCCTGCACGAACAATGTCACCAAGGCCGGCAACCTGCACTTCTTCGGCTGATACGTCAGGCGCGTCTTGCCTTGCTTCCATACCGCTAACCAGCGCCTCTTGAACGCCGGGGTCTGATGCAAACTGCGGCTCTTCCTCTGTCGGTATAGGCGGCGCAGGATTTTCAGCGGCGTCCTCTTCAACGAGAATACTTTTAGCTTCCTGCTCTGCTTGCGCGGCAGTTACAGTCTCATCGACTTTTTGCTCAAGCTCCTGCGTCATCAACTTCGCCTTCCTGCTGTGATGCTGTGACAGCGCCAATAGCCACTGGCCCAACAATACCATATTTCTCAAGTATCTTAATCATCTTATCGTCGAATACGACGTAATTCATTTTAGCATCTGCCGCATCTACGCTTGCACCGCGTGAGCCAGCGGCTCGGTACTTGATGCCCGGCACGCCTTGCTCTAACAATTTTTCAGACAGTATCTTGTCGGCTTTGCCCGGCTCTATTTTACCCATTTTTATGTCATCAATGATGCGTCCTTTGAGGCTATCAAGAACCATAGGCATTGGCCGGCGCATAGCCAAATCAATCTGTGATTTTGGATTTTTTTGACCAACTAGGTTTTTTTCAACCTGATATCCAACCGCCTTTAGCGCATCTTGCACTTTCTTTGGCTGGTCAGCAAACGTGGCTTGGTAGTCCAGCATATCTTCTGGCTTTGGCTCAATGGCAACTTTGTACATTTTGCCTTCTTGGCTTGATGCTACAGGCGTAGCTGTAAAAGTGTCGCCGGAAAGACTTTTAAGCAAACTTAAAGATGTCCCGTCAGGCATTTCAATTAACAAAACACCGTCTCTATCAAATGCCATAAGCTGGTTGTTTACATAACTTTCGCTTGGCGCTTCGCCGCGTTGCACCGCAAGCGCGTTATCAATAACCTCTTCGGCATCACCAAAAACATAATGCCTATAATCATCTTCGACTGTAAAAGGCACATTTGTTTGCACAGCTTTAGCGGCATCTTCTTTGCTATCGTAGCTTAATTTTTTTGCTTGCTCTGAAACAGTTTCCTTATAAAACTTAGCAATGTCCTCGCTGTCAGTAAAATACAACCCATAGCCATAGGCTTGCGCGCCTTCACCTGTGCCAATCTTCTCTAGCTTAAACTCGTCAAAGTCTGAGCCTGACCCATGGAACGCAATTACGCCGGGCTCAGTTTCTGTGGGTGGTTTCAATGATGCGTTAAGTTCTGGCGCTTCCACACCACCACGCATCGCCTTCACAGCGTCACCAGCCGCCGCGATAGCCGGGTCAGGGTCAACGCCCATGCCAGCCGTAAACGAGCTGTCAGCGTCCGCCATACGCGCCTTTGCGGCATCGCTAGCGCCTTCGATAACGTCGCCGGCTTTTGATGCGCCAGCTCGGACAAGCGGCACACCTTTTTGGACAATGGTTTTAGCCGCGCCGCCTGCGCCGAAGAAGCTGCCGACGGTGATGGCCTCATCCATGACCTTTAACTGCTGTTCATCATAGCCAGCTTTCTCGCCCATGCTTAAAAGCATCTGACGTGCGCCTTCGCCATAGCCAGTCTCGAACTGGTTCACGACACCATCAAGAAAACCTTGGAAGCGCGTTTGGTCTGCGTCAGGAAACGCGGCTTTGTATGCGCCCTCAAATAAACCGATAGCTAGGTCTAAGGCTTCAGCGGTGCCAACAGCGGTTCCGCCTGCTAGACCAGTAAGGCTGGGCAGAAAATCTTTTTTGGTTTGCTCAAAAGATTGCGCCTCACGCTTTGGCGGCATGTTGCGTAACGGTATTTGCAGGTCAAACCCGGTTGCACCCACGCGCACTGGCTCAACAGTGACATTACCGTTTGCGTCCTGTACAGATTGAACCGGCTGACCTAGTTCAGCGGCGTTGTAGATTGACGCAATTTGCTCTTCCAAGTTCATTACTGGTTATCCTTCACCGTCTTAACAAAGCCTGAGTAGTCGTCTATTAGTTTGTTATTATTTTTAGCTATAAGCGCTGCTGATATTTCGTCTATTGTTGCCCCGGCGCTTAGACCTAGTTTGCCGCGTAACACTTCGACCTCTGTTTTTGCTTTTGCTAATACTTGTGGCTCTGCCTTGTCTTTTTCTTCAAGGTATTTCTTCGCCATGCTCTCAGCAAGCGAGACAATATCTACATCTGGGTCAGTGTCTTTTGCTCTTCGCAAGTCTATTTGTATTTTGGCAACTGCTTGCATCGCTTCTCGTTGTTTAGCGCCGGGATTAAACAAAGCCTTATCAGGCAACCCAATCATAGCTTTAACGCGAGATGTCGCGTCTCTAAAGCGGTTATCTCTAAATGATATGACCGCCGCTAGCTGTTCTTTGTATGTGGCAGCGCTTAAATTGCCGTCCGTATATTCTTTTGTAACGGCTTCCTGTGTTAGCAATTTATTTACAGCAAGTAGCTCTAAACGAACAATCGCCTCGCCATCATCAACATTAACATCCTTGGCAATCGCCAAGGCCAAAGCCCTATATTTTTCTGGTGCGTTAATTTTTATTTGCTCCATAGCCGTATCAACGCCGTCTTTGTCTTTTGCAATCTGCGCATCAGCTAAATTAACAAGGCCGGCTTCGTAATTGTCCTCTTTCTTTTTCTCAATCTGCGCCTCAAACGCATTTTCTACGCCGATGCTTGCTGTTATCGCGTCCTGCGACGCCTTAATCGCTGTTGCCCTTTGCGTGTCCGTCATGTTCACGCCCCATATATCAGCCATTCTAGCGTCTGTTATTTTGCCAGTGCGCAGTTCAGCTAAGTGCTTTATCGGAGCTTCCATCACCCACTGAGACACCTCGGTGTCAAACATCACATTAACCTTATCGTCAAACTGCTTTAGGTATTTTTGCACAGCGGCTTTGTCGGCTACACTAGCGCCAATGCCTTGCAGGTGCGTTCTAATGTGCGTTAGCTTATCAGCGATGCCGATATAATCTTGAGCGCCTTCTATCATTGCTTGAGAGCCAGTTTCAAACACGTCTTCAATGTTGCTATCAACAAGTTTATTACCATCAGCGTCTGTTAAACCATTAACGATAGCGTCCATCTGGCTTGTTGCAAAAAGCTGGTCTTGCGCCTCTTGTTTGTCCAGTAGCTTTTGCGAATAAGCCAGCACCACCGAGTTACCATGCGTCGATAACGAGGAGCGAAACTTCAATGCCGCAGATGGGCTGACATCCTGTATTGTCGATGTGTAGCCATCGATAACCGCTGTCATGCTATCGACCAGTGACGACACCGGCTTGTCAGTCGCCTGCGCGTCTAATCTTAGACGCATGATTTCCTGACGTGCGGATATATCGAAGTTGGTCGTGATGCTACCGAGCGCGGCTTCACGCGCCGCCTTGCCAAACACTGTTGACTGGTCACCCGGCACAATGTCTTCGATGTTGCCGTCTGCATCTTCTAGCTGTTGTTTTGTTGGCGCGTTCTCCACGCCATACTGCGCGCCCTCGATAAGTGCAGTCTCTTCCATTTTCTTGAACGCAAACTGCGAGACTTTGTCTAAGCTGTTAGCGATTGCGTCGTAAACACGCGCCTGCGCTGCGCCTGTCTGCGTGTAGTCCACGGTCGGCAGTGACGGTATGCTTACACCCAGTGGGCGATATTTAGGTAAACGCTCTGCCATTACTGCAACCTCATAAATGTGTTTACGCCAGTTGGATCCACTATACTACTATAGCTAGTAGACACCCCAACCTGTAGTGGCTGGTATGTTGCTGCCGGGGCAGATGCCATAGGCCCAACTGACCCGCCGCCAGATGGTGCGCCGCCAAGCTGTGACCCCATGTAACCAGCAGATGCAATGCTAGCAACGGCTTGTATCTTAGCCGCCTGCATGATCGCCTTCGCCTGCTTGTGGTACTCTAGCGCTTGTAACTCGCCCTGCCGGGTCACAATCGTCTGACCCTCTTGCGTGTTGTAGAACTCCCCGGACCCGGCTGACAACGTCAGGAACCGCAACGCCGCAGAGTTACCAGAGGACGGGTCAACATTGCCTGCGCCTGCTCTAGCGTTTTGCGTTGCCATCGTTGCTAGCATATTGTCCAGAACAGAGACGCCTTGTTGCTTGTACTTTAACGCATCTTGGCGCGCCTTCATGCGCGCCATAGTTGCCTGATTAGCTAAACCGCCGGCTTGCGCTTGTGCGCCTTTTAAAGATGCCGCCGCTCCAACAGCGGCTATTGCCATAGGTATTGCTACTTGTGCCATGCTATTGCCCCGCGCTTACTTTGTACTCAATACCCAGCACCGTCATTTTTAGCGGCACGTTTTGAGTTAATGTTATCTGACCGTCGTATGTATAACCGAGCATCCCATTTATGGTTTTGATGCCGGTGTATGCCTGCACAGATGAGCCAAGAACGTCTGGCCCAAATGAGCGAAATGGTATTAGCGAACCATTGACCAACAATGATTGCGTCTCGAACAGCTCTGCGTTTACTTCAAAGATGCGTTTCTTAAAGCCTTTGAGTGAACCGCTAGATAGGTTTGGCTCGACTGGTAACGTCTTCATCTCCGGCGTAAAGTTCAAACCGACCTGATGGCTAGACGTTGCCGCCCTTGCAAAAGTAATTGTGTAAGGCGAAGCGCCAACAGTTTGCGTTGGCTCTACAACGCCATCCCGGATAATCTGCACAACCTCATCTTCGAGATGCGCCATAGTAACAGAGGATGCAGCGCCGCCTGTCTTTGAGCAATCGAGCAAGGCGTCAGGGTCAAAGACCTCAACATAATAAACATCTGCGTCGTTCACGTTGCGCTTTGTCACAACGTAGATGTCGTCCACGTCAACGCCGATATTTAGGAAGCTGCCGTCTGTGGTCCACTCGCTGGGCGCAATCACGTTCTGACTGCGTAGCAATGTGTAGCACGCGATAGAGCCATCATCTCCATTTACCAGCATTAGCCGGTCACCCTCGTCGGTGCCTGTCGCAACGCGCACAACCATTTCTTCTGGCGTCTTTAGCAGGTGAGACGATAGCAGTGATATCTTTGCAGAGGTGTAGGCTTGCACAGCATCGCTAAACACGAACTCTTGCAACGCCTTGCCCTGCCGCTGGATGAATAGCGTTGCGCCGTCCACGTTCTGAACGCGCAAGCCCGGCTTCATACCAAACGCAGTTTGCGATTTTACAATAAGGTTTGTTGGGGTAATAGGGTCATCCAGCGTTTGCGGCACATAAAACTCGGCCCCTGTTGTGAATACCTGTAGGTTCCGCCCAGCGTACATATCAACGATTGCATTAAATGTTCCTGTGTCTAGCGACGCCTCAACAGANGCATCAGCTAATGCTTCGCCGGGGTCGAAGTTAAAGAAGTCGGAAACACGGCTNCCCCATATTGTAGACGGCCTCTGTTTGGANCCNCCAAAGTATAACCGGCCTTCGTGAAATACGACACTGCGAGGCCAGCCACGCGTTGACGACCATGTATTCTCAAAGCCGTATTCCAGCTCCCAGTTGCCAGAAGTTATTGCGTCGGTGTCGAAGAAAGGCACCTCAACAAACGCTTTGACGACAGTGTTGCTTACGAACTCTGTTATGCGCGCACGACCAAAGCCGTTACTGGATACAACGTATTCATCAACGCTATCTTCGCCAAACGCTTTAACTGTGTATTGCGTTGTGTTGTCTGGCGCTGGGTCAAATGCCGGATACACTGTTGCGACCTTAGTGCTTGCAACGTAGTCCGATATATGTCGGTGCTGACCTGACCCGGTGCCGCCAGTTAGATGAAGCGACAATCCGTTACACTGGTCGTCTGACGTGTAGGTTGTAGCGCTCTTTAATGTAATTGTTGTTGATGAGCCGGCCTGTGCTGTGCCGCTGTCGGTTGTCACAGAAGACGCAGTTATCGTAATGTTTCCGCTGGCAGCGCTCGGTGTTATCGTGAAAGTGGGTGTGTCAATGTTAAGCGTGAAAGCGTATTTAGGTATGTGCGAAAATGTCAGCGTGCTAGCTGTCCAGTCTGCATCCGTAGCACCGCGCACAATAGTGATAGGCTCTAGGTCTTCGTGAACCACGATGACAGTGTCAGCGGATTGCACCCAATTCATCTCAGGCAAGATAGCCGCTGTGAGCGCACTCACTGTCAGGAATGCGTCGCTGCCACCGTTGATAGCTGTGATTTGCGCGCCGTTCTTGAACACATACATTTTGCCCGGTGTGAACACCAGCATGTAACTGTCATTAACGCTAAACTCAAAAGACACCATGCGGACAGCGTTAGCCGCACCAGCATCGAGCGCCGCAATAAACTTGGTGCCATCCCGGCGCACTGCACCGCCCTGCGGCTGGATGCTTACATTCTTAGCTGTAGTCAGCGCAGACTTATACTGAGCTATGTCAGTACGCGCCCGGAGCTTCGGGTCTATCTCGCCAGCCGTGAAGTCATTCTGTATTTGTATAATCCGGCTCATGCTAGAACCTTATGTCAGATATCGGAAACTCTTGTATAGTTTGCGCTGGTCTGTCAGCGCCGTCGATGTTGATTGCAACACGCACTAGACCGCCGCGCATGTTCTCTGACGGCGCGCCAAAAGCCCTTGCATGGAAATAGTCAGCTTTGCTTATCTGGTCAGTAATAGGTTCTGCGAACTCTGCGGCAAGCGCTGTCTTTAACAGGCGCACAAAGTATGGCGGGAAGGTAAACTCTTCGGCTTGAAACTGGTAGTCAATCCAAAGCTCTTCAAAATTTGTGTATAGACCGCCAGAGTAAATCTCGAAATCCCTGACAGTTGTGGCACCAACAGAGCTTGTGTTGAATACAGCCTTGGGGTTGCCAAGCATATCGCCGGGAAGCTGGAACACATACTTCCATTCGTTAATCGGCGCATCTGCTAGACGTGCCAGCTTGGTCTTTTTAATAGACCAGCTATACGCATACTGCATAAGGATGCTGTCGCGGACATCGTCATAGAGACGGTCTGCAACCTGCGCTTCGTCGGTGCCAGTGCCAAAGCTAGATAAAGGTGTAGCACCCAACATAATGAGCGCCTCAGAACAGATAGATAGTTTGGTATCACCAGCCGCCATGTCAGCACTCCGCAATAGAAGGTTGGGGCGACCGAAGCCGCCCCAACTCAGGGGGTATTAGTCGCTGTCTGTGTTAGCCAGAACTGTGCCGTCAGTCACGTCAACAACGCCGGAAGCGTTTGTTAAGACGTAGTTAAATGACACAACCTGTGTGCCACCTGTTGACGAGCGCACCATGATTACATCTCCGACTGCCAAAGTGTCTGACAAGGCGTTAAAGTAACCTTCTGAATTAACAGCGGCAACAGCTTCTGTTGTTGCGTAAGAGTAAAGGCTAGGTGCCACACCCTTTTTGGAAGCGCCAATGACGCCCCATCCGTCTGCTGAAAAAGCCATGTTCTATATCTCCTATTCTGTAGCTGAGATTTTAACGATGCCATCGTCGTCAATGGCAACCGCACCAGCGGAGAACATTGAAGAGACGAGGAACGATGTCTTCTCAGCAATATAGTTGATTTCAGAACGCTGGTTCATGCCAATGCCCATGCCGATTGCATCGCGGTGGAAAGCGAAGCAAGTGCGTGTTGATGGAAGTGGCAAGCCACCTTCATCGCGGTCACCGAGCGTAATGAATTTAAAGCCCAAAAACGAGTCAATTTCACCTGTGCTAAGAGCTTTCACAGTCGCAAAATCACTCGAAGTAAGTTCAGTTTCATCGAGCAATGCCGCTAAACCGTTTGCGTGGATAACCATGCAACGACCTTCAGCAGGTACGTTCTTGACATCGAGAGCCTTCTTAGCTGCTAACAGCTTTGCAAGGTTCATGTTTGTGGTTGAACCGCCAACGCCTGTAGCAACAGTTGATGGTGATGATGCGGCATTCAGCGCGTCGATAACGAGCTGGTCCATGCGGCGTCCGATTGCACCAGCCACAACTTGCACCAATTCGCGGCGCTCGTCGAAGTTGACCTTCTGTTGGCTAAAGATGTCACTGTACTCAGCTGCGATAAAATCTGACATCGTCGCGGTTACCTGTGAGTATGACACGTTAAGCGGTGTCACGTCTGTCTGCGGTACGCGCACAGTCGCGGTGCCTTTCCCGATTTTCGGGAACTTCACTTGATTGCCTTCAACGCCAGACCGTTCACGAACTACACCAGCAAGAGCGCGCTGCGCTTGGAATGCTTGGTGTACTTCTGCATCGAACATCTGGACGAAAGCGTTAGAAATAGCTACTGCCATTTTTTAGTCCTCTCGTTAAGAATGTTTTCAAAAAACCGCTACAGGTATCCGAAGCCGGGCTGTTGCTTGGGCATAAACGCTACGCCCCCAAACGGGTCTGACAGGCCGAAATGGTTGTCCGTCAAGTGGATATTAACAAAAAACATCGCGCCCAGCAAGGGCGCGATATCACTTAGATAAGAGACGCGTCTCGCGTGCCGTAGACCTGCTCGAACATCTTCTCGACCTTTGCACGATATGCAGGGTCTGTCAGATACTCAGGCTTGCCGACCATAGAGTTCAACTCCTCTTTAGATGGCGCGCCATCGATAGGACCGACATCAATCGGCACCGGCTTGTCGCCGTAATAGCTACGCACCTTTTGTAAGGCGCGAAGACCTTGTGCTGTACCGCCCATGATGCGGAACTCCTCAAAGTCGCTGTCTGACCATACGCCTTTGCGTACTAGGCTAGACGCCCAGTCGGTCATTGACTTAATAGCCGCATCAGCGTTTGGGCCTAGCTTTTTGTATTCTTCGTCAAAGCTAATTTGAGCTGTGTCAGCTTCTTGCTCTGCCATGTCAACAATGCTTGTAGCAAGCTGGTCAAACGCACTTTGGCTAACGCCATTTTCCTTTGCCCAGCTTCTGTAAGTCTCAAGCAATGGGTCGTCGTCCGGGATGTTAGCGTTCTTAAATACGCTATCATCATAGGCATCTGGCACCTTGTGCTTACCTTGCGAAAATTTCTTCTGCAATTCGTTGTAAGATTTGACAAGGTTCTCGACATCTGGCCCCTGCTCTTCATCCCAGAACTTATCAGGAAAATAATCCGGCTTAACAAACTCTGTGTCCTCTCCTTCTTTGGCGACAGTGACATCATCGAGAGATGCTGGCCCTGCTTCTGGCTGTACATGTGAAATAGGTTCTTGTGCCGTCTGGTTATCCTCGCCCTCTGTATCCAGAGTAGCTTGGGCCATCAGGCCAGTGTCTTCATTCATAGCGACCTCGCTCGTTGCATCCGCCTTTCTATTTCGCGGACAAGTGAATTTTGCCCCTCTCTAGCAAACCCATGCGAAGCGTCTTCGCCGGGGTACCATGTGGGCTGTTCTATCGTCAGCGACCGCAGATGCTCATGTAGCTTTTGCCCGTCATCGCTGCCGAATACGCGCAGNTANAACCTGTCGATATCGTCTTGGTTGTCCTGCTGTGTCAGTCTTTCCTGCGGCTCTACAGAGCGCAGTCCTTCCCATCCTTCNGTCATTTACTCCCCTTCGACGGCTGGTGCCATCTGTGCTGCCATTTGCGCCGCCTGCATCTGAGCTTGTTGCTCTGCCATCTGNTGACGCTCTTGCGGTGATGTGCGTAGTTCTGCCGGCACGCCGAGCTTGTCAGCCACATGGTCTGCAATCGCACCAGTGCGAACAGCCATCTGACCATCAGGCCCAAGCGCGGAAGCCATCTGCACCCACTGCATCAACTTCTCAATATCGCCCATGTTCTGTGCTTGCGCGATAGGCGACACTGGTGTCACCTTAACTTCTAGGCCGTTCACCTTTAACGGCAACTCAATCAATCCGCGCTCATCCATAACGTATAAAATGCGCGAAACGAGCGGCAACATTGTTTCTGTTATAAGACGACCGAAGGCAGACCCAAGATTTGTGGCTAGCTCAGATATGCGCTGGGAGACTTCTGTCGCGGACCGTGCTGACATATTGTCAGGCGGTAACGTGTCGTCCAAAAGGATTTTTTTCACGTTCATGCGAAGGTCGTTAATTACAATCTGCGAGACGTTAAAGTCGCCAGAGCGTGGCAACATCCGAAGGCTCTCGCCCTGTGGTCCGCCGTTACGCGCAACCGGGATGATTGCACCCGGCGCAATACGGATAGTCTGCGGGTTTAGCACGCCATCATCAGCCGCTGTGTAAACACCAGCGATGGACAGGCTGGCGTTTTTCAGCAACAGCTCAAGCGTTTTGTTTAGCGTCTTGATGTCAGGGATTGCCGTGAGCAGTGGGCCTCTGCCGTAAATCTCACCGGCAACCTTCATGTACCTCGCAACAATCCAAGGCGAAGACTTCATCTCGCGCATCAGGAGCTGGTCTTTACCGTCTTTCGCAATAACATAATAGTGATACATGCCGGTTTCGACATCGA